AGAGTTGCTGTTTGCAGTATTGTAAATGATACAACCGTCAGCAGATACTGTTACGTTTGCAAATACTTCGTCAGTAAAGTCTACAATTGCTGTAGTACCATCTGTTGAAATAGTTGCACCGTCAAGTACCTGACCACCAGCAGTGTAGTTAGTGCCAGATGCTTCGTCAGAGTTACCAGTTACGTCTGAATAATTAGTTGTTGCAGCACCATATGTACCAGTTGGTGATGCTTTAATCAGTGCCAGTTTAAGTGAATCCGTATCAAGGTCGTGCAAACCGCCCAAAAGTTCCGACTTAAAACTGGTACACATTGCAGTTGTGATTGCCATTTGTTTTCTCCAAGATTATAGCAAGATGTAAAGGGGCAAGGTATTAGCCCTGCCCCAATACGTTATTTAGGCGAGTGTGTCGCGGTCTACTTCATCAGCAGTGCGTGGTGCAGACATGTCTACAACGAGTGCGTAGACACGTGCTTTACCAGCAGTACCTGTACCAGTGACGGTTGAAACAACGTCAATGGTGTCGGCAACAGTCGTACCTTGTGGCACGGCGGCTTCTGTGATGATGTCACCTACTGAACCAGATTGCAGGTTAATTGCTGTCACAATGTCAGCAGACCCGATTGACAGGTCAGCAACGTGAGCAGTTGAACCAGCACAGGCTTCAGTGATGACTGCACCAGCGGCAAGTACCATGCAGTTAGCAGGAATGCTAACGGCAGTTACAGTACCACTTGCGGTAGGAAGGGTTACTTCGGCTTCGTAAACACGAACACCTTTAGCAACGGTTTGTGAAAGAGTAGCCATTGTCTAATCCCCCCTTATACCAAGTTGTAGATGGCGTTGACAAGACCTTCAGGGCGAAGAATCTTGCGACCATACAGGTGCATACCACGAACAATGTCAGCGAAGCTGTCAGGGTCACGGTAGGTTTCGGTCTTGTTAATCTGCTCTGCAGTTGCAACAGCAGAATCGTGACCACCAACCATTACGCCGTAGTTAGAAGCGTTAGTACCACCAGTTGTTGATGGACCAGTTCCAATTGAAGGCAGGTTGTTGGAAACGTAGACACGGAAACCATGCAGGTTATTCAGAATCAGACCATTCTGCAGACCTGCACCACCGAAATCAGAGTTCAGAAGACGTGAATCTTCGTCCATCAGGATTTCTTTGAATACAGGGTCAATAACCAGCCAGCGGCCTTGGCTATCAACATTCTGCTGGTCCAGTTTACGTGCCATACGAGCAACAATCTGCAGTGCGTTGGCGTTACCTGAACCAACAGTTGCAGAAGTCGCGCCACCAGCACGTGCCTGAATACCAATTGACTCATTGGCTGAACCGCCAAAGTCAGAAGCGTCCAGCTTCATGCTTGCAAGCAGTTCATCAGAACCTGCAGTTGAAACAGCCTTTGTACCATTAACAGTTGTGTTAGCGGTATCAGCAACTGAATGAATTGCAGATTGTGTGTAGCCTGACAAGTAGCCAAGAACGTCTTGGTCAAACTGGTCAGCAAGGCGATACGCAGCACGATCACTTGCCAATGACTGGAAGTTTACGTGTGAGTGTGCCTCTTCAATGTCATCAACCTTAAATGCAAAGTAGTTAGCTTTGTCAATTGTAAGGCTGAAGTCTTCATCGTCAAGGTCTTGTGCAGTGATTTGTGTACCACGTGCATAAGCCTGAACTGAGATTTCGGGTTCCTTGATAATCTTAACGGAATCACCCATTGCTGCAATCTCACCGAAGTAATCGGAGTTAGTGATTGCCTCACAAACAGCGGCCTTGCGGAAAGCAAGTTGCACCTGTTTGGAGTAAATGACTGGTGAAAAATTACCGTTAGGAAGATTACCATACCCGGCTGCGGTAGTAAAAGCCATGATATTTCTCCTATTATTGGCATTTAAACAGATACAAACTCACCAGACTAATCAGAGGCTGATTCACTATGGGTGCGTATCTTATCTAGTTGGCCTACCAGATAGTCAACGGGCCATGTTCGTCAGGTAATCCGTAAGACATAGGTTGTGTTTGCTAATTAGTGTAGGCAAGTAGCTAACCTACCTACACTATTATTGACTATAGTTATACGAAAAAATAACTATTTGTCAACACTTTTTTTATCTGGCTGAACCAGATACATCATAGATAAACTTTCCACTACGGATAGCTTCCATGATTTCGTCAGATCGCTTCTCATATTCTTGAGGCGACATCTTCTGAACTTGTGACTCTTTCAGATAAGTAGAGGATTCATTTTCCTGTGGCTTACTACGACTGTTCTTTGTAGAAACAGACTTAGCTGCATCCTTATCTGTTGTAGCTTTCTTGGAAGTAATTCCCATGTCAGCTTTGTACAAGTCAATTGCTCGTGCGGCAGAACGTGCGTCATTGTCATTTTCGTACAATGCATCCTGTACCCATTTAGGCTGGTCTTCTGCCCAAGTATGAAAGTCGTCACTGTCACGAATTTCATCAAAGTCAGGATGAAGGCGCATAAGTTCTGCTTCAGCTTTTTCTTTAGTTGCGCTAAGTTGCATCTCATCAATTGCTTTAAGTCGTTCTTCCAAAGCAGATGATTGCTCACGTGCCTTCTTCATTGCAATTGTTTCAACGATAGCAGCTACGTCTGGATAATCTGCCGCCCACTGTTCAATGTCTTCATCAGACTTAGGCAGTTTCATTTCTTTTTTTGTAGCTTCACTTAGCTGTCGTTTGAGTGCATCTAATTCAGCTTTAAACTCTTCAGCTTGTTTTTGTTGATGCCTACGTAGATCAGAGTAACGCTTTTTAAATGTTTTCTCTTCTGCTGATGTAGGCTCTTCTTCTTCAGGTTCAGCAGCTTCTTGCTCTACCTCACCTCGTTGTTCCTTTAGCAACTGTTCAAGTTCTTCTTCTTCCATTTTGCGTTTTTCTTCGTTAGTGTATTTACGATTTGCAAACGCAACTTTCTTTGGTGACTGCATTTCTTCAGCCATGATTTCTGCGGCTTCTGCCATTTTTCTATTCTCCTAGTTGGGGCCAACCGTAGCCACATTGGGGTGGGGGATCAGGTAGCCAACATAATGCGGTTATTTATTTAGAAGCTAAACCGCCACGCTTCATCTTTTTAGTTTTCTTTGGTTTTGGTTTAGAAGCTAGGCCGCCTTCTGCAAAGCCGCGACCACTAGCAACACGTGACTCTACATCACGAACCGCTTCTCTAGTAAATGAGTCTGCTTCTCGTTGACGTTCTGCAGCACGTTGCTGCCCTTCGTCACGATCAGAACTGTCTCCATACATTCTATTAATATTTGTTTCAGAAAGTTCACGAAGTCGCTCCTGCTCAATTCGCTCTTGTTCTCTCTTTGTTTCCTCTGCTTTTTTCCTAGCAGCTTCTGTAGCTGCGGCTTTAGCTTGTGTAGCAGCTTCAAGTTTTCTCCGTCTAGCTTGTTCCGCTTGTGCCTTTTCTAAAGCTGCTTTCTTTTCTAAAGCAGAGTCTCTCATTTTGGAAAACGCTTCTTCCGCTTCCGGTGAATTATATCCGGCTTTTTCAGCAATACTTTTAAAGGTATTGTAGTCCTTACCAGCAACTGCAAATTGTGTGTCACCTCGTTTAAAGTTAACTGTAGTTGTTTCAGGAATAGGTTTCCCAAAAGCCAAATTAAACGCTGTTTTTGCAACCCCCATTGTGCTAGGGAAAAAACCTTCTGGCATATCAAAAGATACACCGTACGTTTTTCCAGCGACACCTACACGCCCTCCACCCGGACCATACATTTCTTCTTCACGGCGTTGACGTTCTGCGTCACCGTCACCTTCTTCTTTAGTAACTTGCGCTGTTTGAGGTGTTGTAGGCGTAGTTGTTACTTCTTCTGTAGCCGTAGCTTCTGGATCAACATAGGTGTATCCTTCTGGGATTGGACTAATAGGTTGACCGTTACGGAATGGTACATTAATAATATTACCAGCTTCATTTTTATATTGGCGCAATTCATCATAAGAACCAAACTCGCCACCTATAGTTTGCTGAAAGGTAGGAATCTCTGAAGGCTTATATTGCTGCATTGTAGGAACAGCGGCTTGTGCTGGCCTAATTGGTTGCACAAATTGCTGAGATGCTGCTTGGGTAGGTGCTGGAGCAAAACCAGTTGTAGGAGCAGCAGCAGGTTGATAACCTGAAATTCCAAATTGCTGTTGCTGTTGAGAAGCTGGAATGAACGCACCCTGTTGTGCATACACAAGGCCACCTTGCGCCATTTCCATTTCATTATTATACTCGTCTTCTTCTTCCATGTCAAGATCATTAATGTCAAATGGAATATCGTCAGGAATGGTAGCTTCTTCACTATTGCCCATCTGACCCATTTCTTCCATTACTTTAAGACCCATTTTAGCTTCTTGACGCATACGCATTAAGTTGCCTAAACCGATGTAACGTACAACGTCAGCAGGGAATACAAACTCGCCTTCACTTAACTGCGCAGGAATATCATCACGCACTTCTTCTTGTGTAGAGCCGGGTGGCACGTCATTGCCAGACACAGGGTCCACTGTGCCGCCCTCGTCCATAAGACCGCCGTCCTCAAACATTTCCATTTGTTCTTTCATAGGTACTGCTCCACCTTCATTAAAAGTTCTAAGTTTGCCATCTTTAGTTCTGGCTACAGATGTGCTTAACACAGATTTTACTTCAGACAGCGTTGGTTTTTTATCCATGCCTAGACCTACAACATTTTTTGCAAGAACTAGAGGGCCAACCTGAATAACTTCATCCGCACTGGTTACAAGATTACCTGTAGCCTTATCGTAAAAGTAACTACCCCTGTAAGGGTTCATGCCTACTTGCGTCCAACCTGAGTCTTTGTCGGCTAATACTTTTTTTGCAAACTGATATAGTTCGTATGGATCTTCTGGAACATAGTCTCCAAATACACGTGCTATTGTTGCCTTTCCCATAGGCTTTTCTTCGCCTGTACTCTTTGCTACTCTTTTACCTTTAGCTATATCTAGTGCAACTTTTGGGTCAGAACCAAATGTAATATTTTTTAACCTAATTGCTTGCCCATACCCTACAACAGAACCACTTCTAGTTTTTCCATCGTGTATGGATACAACCCACTTATCATATTCATTGTACGCTGGAATATCTAATCTAGCACCGACACGTTGACCCGGCTCTATATCAAATCCCTTTACGCCTAAAATACCCTTTTCTGATTTTTTTCCCATAGCACCTACAACATCTGTTACTGTAGGCATCTCTGGCATTGTTTCTGCAGTATATAACTTAGGCTCTGGAAAAACCTCTTTAATACGTTTACGTGCTTCTTTTGATTTTATATTTCCTT